CATCTAATAGCTGAAGTACATGGTTTTGTTTATGTTGCGCTGGGTCATCTGCTATTTCTGATTCAGTGTAGTCTACAGTAAATAAATATTTTGCAGGATACATTTGACCATCTATTTTAGCCATCCAGGGACAAGGAGTAGTTCTATCCATAACATAAACAGAGTTATAATGAGAGGCGCAGTCCCAAGGCTGTGCATCGTATGTTTCCATTGGCTCAGGCCATTCTTCTAAAGGAATGTCACCAACAAGCGCAGTTATGGGCATACGCGCCCACATAGCACCACCATGTACTGTGTCTTCTTCTTCTCCTTCAGCCTCATTTCCAGTAAATATAACCTGAAAACTTAAACATCTATTCGGTATTGTGGTTACACCAATAACCATAGCATGGAGAAATTCGCCGTGATAACTTTCATGGTTGTGAGTATATTCACGACGAACCCATGCTTTAAAATAAGGTATATTGCTGTGTAAATAAGCCATTTATTATGCTTTTACCACCTTCATACCCATTTTCTTAGCGGCAGATCTAAGTTGTGCAACTGTCATTTTGCCACTTACTTTTTTACCGCCAGTGGCTCCACCTTTGGACATACGGCGAACTTTCTTGCCACCTGCTGCTCCACCTTTAGACATACGACGAATTTTGCCACCAGTTCTGTTTCCTTTTTTCTTCATAGCCATAATAAACTCCTTATGATTGGCTTACAGCGCCTTTTGTACGCTTTCTTCGATTAGACATTACTTTACCACAGCCTCTTGCAACAGCAGTTTTTGGTATAGTTTTTCCATTAAATTTACGTTTAGACTTTGTTTCAACAACACCGCCATTGTTCATATTGCTAACTTTTGCTTTTTTAGTGTTGGAAACCACAGTTTTACCTTTTAATCCTTCACGTTTTTTCTTTTTAGCGGTGGATGCACGTTCTTCTTTAGATAAACTTTGCGCTTTACTGCGGGGCAAACAACGATCTGGGTTCTTTTTATCTTTAGAAGTGCCGCACTTACCTTTTATCTTTCCGTCAGTGCCGACGCGAACCCAATCTTGATCTACCCAATCTTTAAGCGCACCCATTAGCTTTTCTTCTTTTTCTTACCCTTTGCGCCTTTTGCGTAATTAGGGTCTTTGCAGTATTTAGAGGCTGCCATATTTGCATAAGCGCTTGGATATGTGTCAAATGTTCTTTTAGCCCATGCTTTTCCAGAAGGGCATATTTTACTACCTTTAGATTTTTTTGAAGCAGCTCCACCTTTTCTAAAATAAGTTAAACCTCTAGGCATATCATCTTTTTTTTGAGGTGGCTTAGTAACTTGTTTTTTCATTGTACTACGACTTATTGCCATTTAACACTTCCATCTTTTACGAGCTTGACGCAAACGGCTGTTTGGATTTTTAGCCGCCTTTGGAAACTTTTTCATTTGTCCAGCAGATCTAGCGCAATATGACTTACGTCTTTTTGCATCTTTACTGCCTGGCTTTACTTTACCTGTAACAGCAGTTTTTAATTTACTGCCAGGGTTTTTTCTCCTATAAGATTTAACTCCAGCTTTAGTCATTCCCGCCCCAGACTTTGTGGGACGGAAATTTTTCTTATTGCGCTTTGGCATTTTATCAGGGCGTTTAGCCATAATCTTTCCGCATTGACATAATAATTGTATAAGTGTCTCCGCTGGCATGACCTACAGTAGTAAATGCGACATCCCCTGTTTTTCCAGAACCTGAATTATTTGTCAGACCCCCAAAATCAGTGTAATCATGATTACCACTTTGGTTTTCACCAAGCTCAATAGCCATTACATCGGTAGTTGCATCAAATAAGATACGAACTTTCATTCCAATGCACTGCCACCAAATTTTGTCAATTGTAACACCAGTACACGCTTGACCGTTAGAATTAGAGGCTAAACCACTAACATCTACTTTAACAACAGCACTTTCACCTGTTCCATCAGAAATATTAGTAAATTTCTGAACAAGCATTTTTGCGCCATCTTGAAGCGTTTGAGTCGCTACAGCATCAGCCATATTAATTACTCCTTATTTTAGGTTAAGAAGCAACATCATAACCAGTGATTGTAATAAGTAATCTACCCGCTGTATAAGTGGCATCTGTTGCTGCACCCGCAGTTAAATAAAGATATTGATCTGCTGCGATATCGCCACCAGCAACTAAACTACCTGCTGCTAAATCACCTGAGTTAATAATCAAAGTCTCAGTTAAATCAGAAATAGGCGTATCTTCAACACCTGTAGCTTCAGTAGCAGAATGTAAATTAATGTCTGGATCACCACCTGCTGGAGTTTCAAGACACATCATGGTTACGCCAAACACCGTACCTTGGTTTGCAGTTGTAACGCGACCAATGTAAGCAACGCCAGAACCATCTTTACCAATGATATCTCCGGCCGCAGTTGAACGCAAACCAGTAAGATCCATCATAATAGTTGTTTTTACGATATTGACGTTTGTTGTAGTATCGCTTTTAAGACGCTCTACTTGAGTAATGTAAACAGCAGCGGTTCCTTCAATACCAGCACCACCTGCAGCTTCAGTTCCCATTTTTGAGCCACTGGTAATTGTAATTGCACCAGTGGTCGCATTTTTAGATACGGTTTCAAAACCGTTTTCAGAACGCACTGGTCCTGAGAAAGTTGTATTAGCCATTTTTATCTCCTTGTCTTGGCAAATGTCAGTTGCCCAATGCAACTGTCAAGGTATGTTTAGATTACACTACCTTTCTGTAAAAAGAAAGGTTATTTTATTCACTTGATTTTTCTTTAAGAACCAATCCGAATATAGCGCATATAATACCTGCCCAAGTTAATATTGGCAGTGTTAGTAGAATGCCCAGACCAACACCAACGACAGCCGCAGCTCCATAGCTTGAAGGCTCTTTTAGTCTTCCTTTAATCCAATCCATAATTTTCTCCTTATTAAAGTTACAAAAAAAGGCGACCAAAGCCGCCTCTTTTAATTAATATACTAGAGCAATTAAGCTCCTGGTGACCCATATACACAACGAGGATCACTAAATCCGAACGAGTAACGCTCACGAGCTTTAAATCTCATGTTACCTGTATCGAAGTCAGCTTCCATGTTTGTACGCATGGGTGAACGCTCAAAATGTTTAAATCCATTTGGAGCATCTGTTTTGATAAAGAACGCATCAGGGTCTGTTAAGAAGTGGTTAACTGTGTAACCCTCTGGAACCATTCCCATATTCTTTGTCGCGTTAATATCATTATCAGCAGTGCCAGGACGTAAAGTTGATTCTAGCAAACGATCTGCAATGAATTGCAACTGAGGTGGAATTATCATTTTTGCTCCACGAAGGGCAATAATCATATTTCTTTCATCTACAAAAGTTGAAATATCAATCAAAGCATTTTCTAACGATGTTTCGTTAAGATCAGCTGCAGTTGATGGTTCGTTTGCAAATGTACCACCTGCACCAAGTGGATGCACCGCAGAACAAAGTTCTACACCATCCCCACCAGTGAAGCTTGCATTAAACGCATTGTTCAGCACAGCAGCAGCTTTAACCTGCTTAGTGTGAGCCATAGATCGGGCAAGAGCCTTTGTATAGCGTGCGCCAAGACGATCATATAGATTGTCTTCAATTGCTTCTTCAGTTAATGCAAAAGCCAAAGCGACGGTTTCATGCGAATAACGGGCAGTGTATGCTTCGTTAGCGTCATCAAAATCGACTCCAGCTCCTTCAGTTTTTGTTGGAGCGTTGCCAAATCCAACCAACATCACTTCTTCTTCGAAAGCTCGATCCGAGGATTCTGTATCAAAGATTTCAGCGTGTTCGCCTTCATAACGAGCATACTCCATTCCGAACAAGGCATTGAGGCCCGGCTCTAGCTCTTTTACGAGTTGTGAACGTGATATAGCCATAACTCAATCTCCTTATGCTAACCCAGCGCCTTTGACGCCGAATATATGGTTACCGATAACAACTTTCACGTTAGTGTTAGCTGTGGCTACGTCGCTATTCTCAGGATCTTGAGAAATATCAATGGCTTTTAGAGGTAGCGTAGTTGCTGTTCCTCCATCAGTCACTTTCAATTCAGAACCAGATATACCTGTTACGGTACTCCCAGCACTTGTATATACGACATCAAAATTACCCAACAAATCTGCAATTGGGAATGCCGCATCTGCTTGAATTTCAAAAACAACCATAGGGTCATCAATGATAAAAGCAATGATATCAGAAGCATTAGTGCTTGCAGGGTAATAGTTACTAAATGTTACATCACCAGATGTAGGATCTGTGTAAGTGCAACCGTTGAACACACCAACAATAGGTACTGTTCCGCCATCGGCGTGTATTTCTACACCACCACCAGTGACTTGGGCTACCATGTCACCTTGGAAGATAGATGTACCGTAGTTTGCGGCGATTCTGTATCGGTTTTGTCCACCAGTGAAAGGGGTTCCCCCTATTCGACCAATAGGACGTAAACCGAAAGCAGCATCTTGATTTGCCATTTTTACTCTCCTTCAGAGTTTTTCGCTGTATTTCGGACTGTGCCGAAGCTTACAGATGATTTACGTTGTGGAGCAAGTTTCGGCATGGCTGGATTGTTTTCACGCATCCAATCACGATCCACTGCTTCCATTTGTTGTTGAGAGACACCTTGATAGTGCCTATTCCGCTGCTCTGCCATTTCGACGGGGATACGAGCGAGAACAAGACCACCAACACCTATAATGCCAGCGTTTCTTCCCTCATCTACTATTGGTCCTACATAATCTGGGTAATCCTCTGCGCGAACAAGGTCCCATCCTTCTTGCCGTTTTTTATGAACGTTAGTCTTATCGTCGAATTCCATTACGGATTCGCGTATCCAACGGTGTTGATAACCGATTGGTGGTTCTGGAGCTTCCAAGGCTGATCCTGGACGCCATGTTTGAGGTCTTTGTGTACTCTCCCGCGTTGTTGTATCGCGTGCTGTCCTATCTGCCATTAGTCTCTCCTATTTTCTAATTTAGCCACTTCTTTTGCATATGTATCAAGAGGAATCCTCATTTTCTTAGCAAATGCGACTTGACCCGGTGTTAATTCAACCGACTTTTTCCGCCCACTTTTTAAAGACCGTCCGTTACCAGACGAAGGAGTGATAGCTTGAGCGTTTTTTTTATCATCCTTTGTAAATTTATTTGGAATTTCAACACGTAATCTCTTATCAATCTCAGAATAATATTCCTGACTTGATGGATCAAATGCTTCTTCTAAAACTAACTGTTCATGTATTGCTTGAGCAGCACGAGTCATAACACGATCTTTTCCAAACCATTCGTTCTTAGATAACCAATCTTTAAGCTTTGGATCTTCTTGTGCTTGATTTACAGGAGGCTGCTGCACTTGTTGAGCTTGTTGCGCCTGAAACTGCTGTTGTTGCTGTTGTTGTTGCTGATTAGTAGCAGCACGAGCTTTTTGAATTCTTAATCTTTCTTTCTCTATTGCTATTTGAGAAATAGCAGATTGAGCCTCTGCCATTTTTTCAACATCTCCAGACTCATGTGCATCTGCATAAGCACGTTTTGCCTGAGTTTCTTGAGAAACAACACGACCTTCGTACTCACTCATATAACCTTTATCTAGTTGCCCCAACCTTTGTTTTAATTTTTGATTTTCTGATTCTTTTTGTTGGGCGTACTGATAGGCAGCTTGAGCTTCTTCTGAAGCTTGCTTACGCTTGGCGGTTAATTGATTTATTCGACGCTGAACATTGTCACTAAAAGACGCTAGTTCCTCATCTCCATCTGAAGCTTTAGAATCATCACGAACATTTGTTCGGGTTTCTTCTTTTTCTTCAGTAGATGCCTCAACCTCGTCTGAAGTTGTTTCTTCTTCTATTTCAACAATAGATGAGCCATCTTCTTTAATTTCTTCTTCACGAACTTCTTCATTCATAGCCATTTTTCCTGCTCTCCTGTTCTTTATACATATGAAATGTCTGTGGGGTCAAGTATTGTTGCAATAATATTGTCGTCATTTATGATACGAACCTCAAGTCCGTCCACTTTAAACCTATTTCCACTATATCTTCCTATAAGAACCCATGACTTTTCAGAACACCAAGAACCACTTGGGAACTTTTGGGCATCCTTATAAGCATCAGGTCCTAATTTAACGACATAAGCAGATACTGTTGCAAAACTTTCCTTTTCCCTAATCGCATCAGGAACAATAATTCCTCCTTTTGTTTTTGCGCTGGGATAGTAAGGAATAATCAAAACCCTATAACCAGTAGGCTGTGGAAGTCTTTCCAGGGCAGATGGCTCTAAATTAGAGGGGTCACTTTCATTTTTACTTTTTTCTTTCTTCTTACCAAATGCTGTTTCTAAAGGCTTTGGTAATTCTGAAGAAACTTTTTTGTCTTTTGCCGCTGCTCTTGCAACGTGTTCTGGGACGAATAATTTTTTGTTAGTCATCGTCAAGCTCTATACCTTTCATCGCGGTTTTAATTTCGTCTTCAACGTAGGCCATTCCGCGTACTTCGCCTACAACGTACCGATATTCTTCAAATGATTTAATCGAATTGTCCGCAAGCTTATCTTTCAATCTACCATCGCGCTCACGAATACTTTTTAGTAGATAGTCTGCTAAACTTATAGCTTCCATAGTACCTCCTAAAAACAAAATATAGGATCTTTAGGGAAATACAAGTAATATTACCACAAAATTATAAAATACCTTTAAACCTCTGGGGTCTTGATATTGGACTAATCTTTTTTATTGCTCCGTCCAGCGCTTTTTTTTGTACTTTTTTTCGCTTTTGCTTTGGGCTTTGCTTTTTTGATTTCTTTTTTTGGCTCAACGCTATCGCTACTGCTTGCTTTTGAGGATAACCCTCCGATATCAGCTTGGACACGTTGAATTGTATCGTTTGCTGACTCGACCCCTTTTTCAACGGCATTTTCAACACCTCTTTTTGCTGCCCTTATTTGTGCAATAATTTTATCTCTTACAGAACCCATTAATTCATTCCTTTTTGTCTAGCGTTAAATTCAGCAATGTCTCTTTGAGTTTGAATACGATCTTCTGCAATTCTAGTTTTGTCCTTCAACGCTTCTTCTGAAACATCAATACGTTGTTGGGCTATAAGAGTATCATTACGTTCTTTTTCTTTCTCTAGCTTTTGCCTTACATCAAACTCAGACTCTTTTCGTTGCAAATCATTGGCTTTTATTTGCAATTCTTGTTGTCTAATTGCCACCAAAGGATCTTCTTGAGGTGGTGGAGTTACAGCTTGAGCTAATTGCTCTGTGGTGTCTGCAATAATTTGAGCTGCAATCTTATCAATCTGTGGTTTGATTTGCTGCATCATCATTTCCATTTGTTGTGGATCTTGCTGTATCTCAGGTGGAATGCTTTGCATAACTTGTGCTTGAGCTTGTCCCTCTGACATAAGGCCAATGTGTTCTTGAATATGTCCCTGAAGAGCCATCACAGCATTTGGGTTCATTTGTACCGCAGATGTAGCCATAACAGCTAAATGAGTTTCTATATGTGCTTGATGATCCTGCTCTGGAAAAGCTTGCAGTGGCTGGTTCATAAGAGCGTTTTGATTCTCTTTTGCAGCATTAACAGGGGGAGGAGGAGGTGGTGGAGGTGGTAATATTGCCTCGATATTAGTTACACCTAAAGCCTCATACATTTTTCTGTATGCTTGATACAATCCTTGTGGTCCACCATGTATTTCTGGATTTGATTGCACTAACTGCAATTCACTTTGAGCCAATGCAATTCTTTGTGACATAGAAAATATATTAGGATCACTAGCTGGTAAAACATCTACACGTCTATCAAAATCTTGTGCTTTAATTTCTGGGCCAACCTCCATAGACGGAGCATAAGGATAAGGCTGCAAGCCTTCACCAAATATTTTAGCTAGTAATTTAAATTCAATCTTTTGTGAGTAGTGTAATCTTTTGTGAATCGCAGACATAACCTTTGTGCCGCGCTCCATAATAGCCATTGTTGTGCCAACAGGTGTCTCACCACCCATCTCACCTATTTTTAAGTCAGCCATAGAAGCAAACCTACGTCCAGCATCAACCAAAGTACCTAAAAGATTGTAAAGGGTGCCTGACGGCTCTTTAAACGGCAGTGGCATAAGAGAACCACGCAAGTCTCCACCCACAACATCAATGTCTCTAAACTCTCCTGGCTGCAACGGGTCGTCATCGTTTCGAATACGGGCGCCACGCGCTTTAAATCCTGCTGGTAAGTTAGCCAATGTTCCAGCGTCAATAAGCTGACGTAAAATAGAAGTAGAAGCTTGAGCCAAACCACCAATCATATGCGTTAAGCCAAGGCCATAAAAACCAAGACCTGGTAAAAACTTGTAATGAACAAAATATTGCTTCTGACGCTTCATAGGTTCTATTTCATCATAATTGCGTCTAATGCTTAATATCTCATTGTTATCTTCAAGTATGGTTACAATATAAGGAAGCTTTAATCCTGTTTGCTCTTGATCCATACCAACATCTTCAAAGCCCTCTAGGTCCAAAGATGTATGAACTTCGTATAAAGTTAAATCACGAGATGCGTTAGAGGGATGTACGCCTTGAATATCATCAATTGACTCAGTAACCTCATCTGAATCTGACTCACCATAACCATCTTCAGGTATTTCAATATCGCTGTAAAAACCAGCTAACTGTAGTTTTCTAACTTCGTTTGAATCCATAGATATTCTATGCGTAATGCGTGGAGAAGACGCTAAATCTGTTGCTCCATAAGGAACAATAAGATCTTCAGCATGAATAAAATTACTGACCGCACGTTGTTTTAAAGGATCAAAGTAAACTTTCTTAAATGTAGATCCAATAACAGGAAGATAGAAAAGCATCTGATCTAACTCAGGATCATACTCCTCCATCTCATAAGTAATCATATAATTCATGTAATCTTTAACGCGCTCTGCTTGCTTAACAAGCATTTCGTTTTGCGCTCCAATAACTTGCGCTCGAACTGGGCCAGACGCTGGCAGCAACTCTCGATAAGCTTGCGCTTGGAACTGTGTAACTGATTCAGCCAATAATGGATGTATAACACCAGAAGCCCCTTCAAAAGGCTCTGTTCTGTCTTCTGTTTGCATTCCTAGAAACTCAAGACCTTTTTTATAAGTATCCTCCCAGTCTTGTCTTGAAGATAAATCATCTAAAATAGATCCAACCAAATCTGAAGAAACTCTACCAAGAGCGCTTTCCTCCATAACTTCAGCTAAATTACCATCAAAAGGTATTTCTGGAACCACCTGATCTGGAGATTCATAATCACCAATAACAGCACTTCCATCATCAAATTCAAAAACACCTGGATCAGCAGGTATCTCAGTCATTTCAACAGGAACTTGTTGTTCTGGTACTATAGGCAATTCAGGTACGCCACCTGGTCCCATGTCGTCTTCAATAGCCATTTAAATCTCCTATATAGGTGTTGAGGTGAAATTGTATCCGCCAACTATGACTGTAGGGAGGTAACCAATCATAGTTATTCTACTCCACCCCAACCTCGAAACTTGAAACATTAAAAATCCTTTTCAAGTATTATTTTACGCCAGAAAATCTGGTTCCACGCAATGCAGCACCACCACCACGAGCATTACCCGCACCAGTGCCACCCTCAATTGGAGCCTTTTTCATTTTCTCATAAGATTGAGTCATAACACCCATTTTATTTTGACTGTTGCCATCTGTAGGCGTCTTAGGTGTTTTAACCATTCCATTATCTTCTTTCATTACTTTACTCCTTTAAAATTGCCACCACGACCAGCCATAACACAACCGCCGCCTTTATAATTTTTAACTTTTCTCTTCTTAGCCTCACCACCATACATCATGCCTTGAGGTCTAGCTTGTGGCCTAACAGATTTTGTAACGCCTCTACCTAAAGCCATATTAATCAAGTCCATGTCACGATTAGACAATGTTTTGCCAGATTCCTCGGCTTCCATTGCAGCTGCTCTATTACCACGCTCAACAGCTTCTCCTTCTGCCATCTCTTGCAAAAGTTTTAAAATCATTTGGCTTTCCTTAACACCTTGATTTTTACGTCCCATCATCTTGCCAATTCTCCTTTAATAATACTCTTTACGTTTGCTATAAGTGTATTCATCGTCGTCATCATAATCGGTGGGTGTTGTAATAAAACCACCTTGTCTAAATCTTAGTATAGCCTGTGTCATCGAATCTGCCAAGTCATCATGTTCACCATTGGGAAAAGAAGCACATTCTTCCATAACTTCATCAGCAAAAACTGTATCAGGACACCAAACCATTCCACTTTCAAACACAGGAGCGCAAGAGTGCATCCTTGTAAACTTGTCTGCACCACGGCTCGGAGTAAAAGGCGTTACAGGAATACCAATCCGGCGCAACTCTTGCGTCAACGGCATACCAGACCCCTTCTGCTCTATCAAAACCATATCAGGCTCGTACAACTTGTAAAG